GCCAACAAATTGTGCCATAAAGTAATTCTGACCACTAAAAGTGGTCTCATTGGCAGGTGTTACATTACCCATATAGCCAACGTAACTATTGTTATTTAGACCAATATCTTCCCATCTTTTTAGGTCAAAATTGTAGTAACAAAATCCTGTACTTGCTTGTCCATAAAAAAGCCCGCCAGAATCTGCATTAGTATCTGTTCTTCCCAATCTAAATAGGAATTTTTCTTGCTGCGATGTAATATCAATTGGGATGCCAATTTTATTCCTGGTGGGAATATTGAATCCAGGGGCTAGTGCAATTGATGCTGTATTTTCATATGCTGCAGGAAGATAGAACAGACTTTCATCAAATGGCTTGAGTGTCTCACTGCTCCCCGGCAACTTCGGACGCTGTTCGACCGAAGAAGGTGTGACAGCTACAGCGACACTAATTGAGCTCGATGGCAATGTTGTCGAACCCACAGGGACCATTGCAGGAAATGATGTGTTATTTGTCGAGAACACAATTGACCTATCATCTGCAAACTGTGCGTTGCTATCAACACCGTTATCAAGTGGATCAGATGATCTAATAAGCTGTGGATAGGCATCCTGGAACTGGTCATAATCTCTTATCAGGCGCCGAACAGTTTTTCTAAGAAATTTAGTTGACATTATTAGCCTTTGAGTCCAGCGAAGGCGATTGAGTCGCGGTCATTGCCTGCATACACAAAACCTCCTGCCGCATATCGATCATACAGATTTACATTCTGGTTTAAAATATTGATGCCAAAACGATCTGTGTCGTCGTGTCTAAGATCTTCAAAGGGCTTTAAAAGTTGATCATTCATAGATTGAATTGCAGGAACTGCTATCCCCAAGATCTCTTCTTGACCATCTAGAAAGTCATCAAGGCCATCAAGAAGTTGATACTTGCTATCAAGTAATTGAGCCCCTATATACTCATTTTCTCCATTGAGGCTTCCTTTAAATCCGCGCAATGCATAGGGAACTTCAATTCCGTCTGGCTCAAAAACACTAATTTGACCGTCATTTTTCTCATCAATCACTTGCTGTGTCACAAGCTCACTGAGAAAACTCTCCGCCAGATCTCCCTGGATGATCTGTGTGGGTGTCCATCGCTCTGTTGTGTCCACATACGCCGTTGTTGATGATTTAACATCCTGCCCAAGGTCGTTGATCTCTATTGATTTGTCTATTAGGCCTTGCTCATCAACTCTAATCGAGCGCAGCCCCATATATGGTAGAACACCTTTTCTCAGTCGTAGAGGATCTCTGATCTCATTCCCCTGAAGTAGCTGACTTACAGGAGTTATGTCTATTCCATCTTGATTAGAATTGCCTCTAATGACGTGCAGGCTCTCGTTGAATGGTGTGTATGACATGATAATAACTATGTGATAATGCCAGTTTCAAAGCTAACACCTGTCTCATTCTGGACAGCGACTGTGCCTAATGTATACTGCTGGTCGTAGAGATAACGCATCCTGTGTCGCTCAAGCATGTGTGATTCAATCGTGTAGTTAATGCCTAAGAATTGTGTCTTCTTGGGCATCAAAGAGCTTATAAGATCAGTATAAGATGTGTCAAACCACTTAAAGAGATCGAAGAAGACTTTGTAGTTAAGTTTATCAGTTAGACGATTAAAGTAGATCTTTCGAAGCTGCTCAACATCTGGGTAGTACTCATCATAGAGATAGGAAGGTTTTCCAAGTCCGTTATTGAAGAAATCCAGGTCTGCTAAAAGTCTAACAATATCTTCGTTAAGTGCTTTAACAACAGAGTACTCGATAAGGAAACGACGATCGTCCTCAGGCTCTTCACTCCTAATGACGTCATAGACGGGTGCAATTCTGGCCGTGTCAACGTCATATTCTTCGGGTCGCTGCAAACTCCTCACACGTACTTTATTAGTCGTTGTACTCTGGTCAAAGTTGGGTGCCAAATGTGAGTAGTAGAATGTTTCTGGTTTGATAACTCTTGCACCTGCTTCAAATCCAAAACCTGACAATACTAAGTTGTTCTGACTGAAGTCGAAGATCTGAATTTCACCGCTATTGTCGGCTCCTGTCACAAACTGGTCTGTGCTAGTATCAACTCGCAAGCGCTCAAATGTGCCTGTTGTCTCAGTGTCAAATGAGAAATTGATTTTAGGATCAACGACGCCTAACGACTTAAAGTTTCGAACATGCTCACTAAATTCTGCATCTGTCAGTGTCTTCGACCACGTTCTTAGTTGAGCAACACGTCCCGTAAAGTTGGTAACCTTGGCATCGGTTGTGTAGCTGTTCAAGAACGACGCTCCTGACGCCATGCTCTGTGAACCAATGACAATAAAAGCTCCAGATGCATTGTAATTACTACTTACATTCTGGAGGACGTTGGTCGTTCCGAATGTATCTACATCATAAAAGTAAGATGACGTCTGGAAAGTAACAATTGTCTCAGTATCGATATTCTTACCGGCGCGCAGAAAGTAAGATGAAGATACATGGTCTATCTGGTCGCTTCTCTGACGCCCAAAAGCAATGTTCCACTTGTCACCATCAAAGACATTGACGTCTGTCAGCTGTAAGGTAATAACATTTGTTGAAATACCTTGAAGTGGGCGCCCGTAAAGCGTTAGTGAATAATCGCCTTCTCTGCTCCCTGATGATGCAATGACATTAAAAAGAACGCCGTGCTCGCTAGAAGGCGATGCTGTTCCTGTAACGTGAAGCCTCATCAGGCTCTCTGACGCAAAGTGCACTTGACGTTCTGAATACTTGTAGATACCCTCAAGTGTGAAAGATCCTGATGTAAACAGACCATCAGATGGTGTTCCTGCAATGGCTGGGTAACCTGGTTCAACACGTGATCCTGAGAGGAAGCTTCCGATAATTCTTGGCTTTACAGACGAAAATCCTTGTGAATTAAGTGTTCCTGGTGTTAGATTTAAACTACCTGAGAAGTCAAGCATTGTAGCAACTTCTGTCTTATTCTCTCTGCGCCCAGTAAGAAAGTCCTTTTTAGGGCCGCCAAACTCTCTAATTGTAAAGAAGTTCTCGGGAATAATACCTGCTGCATTGAAAAGAGAACGAACCGATGAATTGGTTCCTTTTTCTCTCATTATGCTTGACATGTTTATTAATAGGCGACGCCACAGCTGCTTTCTCACATAGTCAAGATTTTGTGCTAATTTCTCATCATTCTGCGTGACATTTCTTCCATCGTAAAACTGCTCGCCGAGAGCTGTCTTAAAGAAAGACGGCACCTCAAAACCATAATAATTTGCAAGAAATGGTAGAAATTTATCACTAACTGATATATCTTGATCATAATCAACATGGACCAGATTTGAGAAATGATCCACAAACATCTTCAGCTCATCAAAGAACTTTGCATAGACGAGCAGCATCGCTGTTATAATCTGGGGTGATCCTATCTCACCTGTTCCTGGAATTGACGTTCCTGTGAAGTCATTGCCAATTGTTCCATCTTCATCTGCAAATCCTTGACTTACTAAGCCCTCTCTAAGATAATGTGCAGGTATGATCTTAGTGATCAAATTAGGATTAGCAGCGTCGAAGTCACGCGCATCTGCCAGAAGATCTTGATTGTATGTTAGTGTCGCAGGATAATCTGCAAATAGAACAGGGCACCGCTCTGGATCTTCGGCGATCATCGGATTTTTTATTCCTGCGCCCGCTCTTAGTGTGTTATTGTAGCTTGTAATGTACGAGTGTAGTGAATTTCCTGAATAATCAAGGACAACATCGCTTGCTGCATAAGCGCCTGTAGGCTCATTAAACTTAAAATACAGCTTTAAGGGCGATGTTGTGTAAATCTCTTTTTTCCAATTGTAATCAAGATCTGCCGTTGATCTTGTGTCATGAAAAAATCTCAGTTCGTCTAATGCACCCGACAACTGCTGCTGTGGCACAAACGTGTAAGTGCCTGCTGTGTGAGACGAACCAGAACCTATTAAAAGATCAGCAGCGCTAAAATTTAAGTCATCAAAAATGACAAAGTCTGTTGGGGGTGATGCAAGTTCAAGATCGCGGTAGATGGCAAGTGATGACGATGATGCCTGTGCGTTGTATTCAAAATACAGGTGGTTAAATTGTCCCTTTACAACAGGCGCTGATGCTGTTGCGTACGTGCTACCTAGCGAGACAATGAAGAGCGCGTCGCAGGATCCCGTCGACGAAGACTGCGATAGCGCAAGCGTAATTGCAGTTGTCTCATCTTTTCTTTTCTGCAAGATAATCTGGTTGCTATTTGTTTGTGCTGCAGGATAGCAAAATAACTCAAATGAGAAGCTATTTGTACCTGGATCAAGGACGCCCATTCCCGTGTCATTCTTTGATACAGTTGGAAAATTAATACCTGCTGCATCGATAACTGCGATGTGATTTGTCCCATTAAAAAGTAAGAAATTTCTACTTTTAGAAAACTGGGAGAGAATATACTTCTCGTATCCTGTCAAGCTATCTTCAAAATCTTGTATCTCTTGGATGCTTCCATCGAATGGGTAGTTATTGATTATTCTATCAAATGCAACATTAACTTTTGCGACTGCAGAGTTGAAAAAAGTGTGATTTTCAAACTGTGTGTAGTCAATATTGAGCTCTTGTGTGGACTTTAACGCAGCACCAATTTGATCATATCTAAAAGAGCCTGTATTGCCGATATTTGATGATTCCTGGTTGCTAATTGTGACACCATCATAACGATTAGACAGCGACGCAAGCTTTAAGTTTGAAGTGAAAACTGCTGGGCGATTGGTTCTAACAACACTTGATGCCATGATTAATCCACCCTAAATTTTGCTGCAACGTCCTTGAAGACAACTTCTGAACCCTCTCTTAAGATCTTGAAGTCAAATGTATATGTGCGACCACGAGGAAGTGATGTCATATTAAAGTCAAAGTAGTGACTTGACGTGTCATTTGACACAGCCGTTCCTGGATTGTGAAATGGCACAATCACCTCATTTAAATCTGTGTCGCGAACTTGGTAGTAGATGTCCTCAACAAATATTCCTTTGTTCTCATAAGGAAGTTTCTTAGATATAAACTGTCTTGTGATGTCTTCTATGAAAATTCTAAATCGATATTGCTCATTCTGCTGATATGATGTCCTCATATTTGTCATGCTAATTGTCAATCTTTCAAGATCAACATGATACTGCTCTGTATCAGGTCTGTAAACAGTGAGTGATCCTGTCTGGAAACCTACTTTTCCGTCAATAGAACCCCACACCTCGGTAAATTCAACTGATCCCGTACCTATTAAATGATTGTAGATAGATGAATTCTCAAAGCTGTTTAAAATAACATCAGCTGTGTAGACACCTGTAACAAAATTCTGCCCATAGCTTAGTTGTGAAACATTAAATTGCTTTGAAAATGATCCTGTTGATAACTTCAAGATCATGCAATTTGTTCCTGTTATTGGTGTAAGCAAAGTACCAGACAGGATGTTTCTTGGTATTCCTCTAACATTATTTGATAGAAGAAGCTTCCCTACTTCGTTGAAAAAGAAATTATTGTGATTATCACGAACAAGATCATTGTAAGTTACAACAATATTAGGACGTTTACCTACATTTGTTGCATTACGTGACGTAAATCGCTTTACAAAACGTGTAAACTCATCTGTTTCTTGTGATCCCGAATAGGACACTCTAAACCCATGATCGGGCAATAAGCCTGCAAGAGTTCCTGACACAATATCAGTAATATCAACTCTAAGATCCTCTTCACCTGTTGTAAAGATTTGCTCTTTCCACAGGTTGACAACACCATTTCCATCATTTAGATTGCCACTTGAAATGACGTCAATATCAGAAGAACCTAACAACCCTTGTTTATCGGCTCCTGTAACATACCACTTCTCAACTTGGCCTGTTGAGACAGATGCAGTTAAAAAATTGCAGACATCAATGTCTCTATAACCGACAACATCTCTTCCAACACCTTCATCAAAGCTTCTTGATAGTGGAAAGACAATTATCTTAAAGTTTGTTGGTGTTGGTTGACCACCGTAGACATCTTTTAAAACTAGCTCGCATTTGAATGAGCTATCATTTGTGTTGAGCTTTGTGGCAAGTAGATTTCTGAGCGGTGTATAATCAAATTTAATGAGAATTCTAGAAAGCTCGATTGGATTTGTCTCACCTACAATCCTATTCTCATCATAAAGCTTAAATAGATCAAGCGTCCCTGCCTGTCCTAGATTTGCATCAGTGGCACGGAAGGAAGAACCAATTATCTTATTGGTAATGTATGTATCTTTACTTGCCGATAGTGCTAAATACATTTCATCTCCTAGCTAACGTTACCAACAATATCAAAATCTGGATATCTAACTTCAAATATACCGCCGGGTGGTGGAATTATCACGCCATTTAAAGTGTTTTGTGTAACATTGAAGATGACATCGCTGTATGCTGTGCCATTGATAACGCCATTAACGCTTTCAAATGTAAGATTGGCAACTGTTATGACACCATCTGTGTTCAGAAGTATATTCATAACATCAGATGTTAGAATTCCTTGATCAATTTGGAAGTTCTTGATGTTAAAGTAATCTTTAAGTGACTGATTAATTTTCTGTAGTGTTGTGTTCTTGACAGCTGTTGAATTAAGTGTCACTGTGTATCTAACTCTTATGTTGACAATTGCAGCATCAACAATGTCTATAGCATCAGAGATCAATCTAAACTCATTGAGGTACTTACTTAAGTTAATCTTAAGTGTATCACTTGATAGCACAAGCTGGCCGCTAGAGTTACGACTAATGACGTACATTAAGGTTGACAGTGGATTAACTGGGTTGGGGCGAAATCCTGCGCGGTAAACTCTACCAAAATTAGATGGCATAGTGTAGATGCGTGCTGCTGCGTCTTGTTTAGTCACGATTCTATTCTGTGAATTTGCATAGTTGAGTGCAATAGCTCTTAGATCTTCAAGAGACAATGCATCCTCACCTCCTACAGCTGTTTCCGTGTTGTCAACTTCAAAAGTTGCACGAATTGTAGACGCAATACTTGTAGGTGCAGAAGGCGGGAAACGATGAACAAGCCGTGTGATGCTATTGATAGTTCCTGCTCCCACGTTATTATTTAATCCACCACCATAACGATACGACACCGTGATTGTTGTGCTTGTAGGTGAGATACCCAAGCTCCTTGTCTGCAGTAGTGTATTAGGATCAATTGATGCCTTATTGAACGTCTTCTTCGATCCGTATAGAGGCAGTGCCAGCTCTGATGGGTCGGGTATGATGTCATCATCGAGTGACTGTGCGTCTCCTGATCCAAAAGTCAAAGTTGTCTTTCCTGTCACTCGACTTCCGCTAGTTGTGAAACGTCTAGGCGCTGGAATAACAGAAAGTGAATCCTCGACAACATCGGCATCATACTTGGTGTTTGTCGTTGCTTTATAGACAACATCGTGTGTGAGTGATTCTACTTCATAATACTGGTTCCCGTCTGAATCTGTAACTCCAATAATCTCTGACACATTTATGTTAGTGAGTGTTATCCTTCTAAAGGGAACAAAGTTATCATCAATTGTGAAAGTCTCAGTTGCAACTCTTCCCGATGAGCAGATTCCAATGCGTTTCATGACAAATCGCGTAGGATTTCCCGATGCATCTTGTGAAAAGATCTTGTATTCTGTAGTAAGTTTTCCGGTAGTATCAACTGCACCAAAATCAACATCTTCTGCCAGCTCAAATACGATTCCAGAATTTGATGTTACTTGTGTTCCTGACTGAATGATTGGCAGATACTGTGTGTTTGGCTGATAAATACCATTAGAAACTTGTGCCGGAATTATTGCGTAAAAGTTGACATTAACGATGGCAGGTGATGCGCCACCGATCTTAACGCCTGTTCTTCTAATCAGACGTTCGACATTGTTAACATCAGTTGCAGATGAGAGATCCAGCTCATTAAACTGGTAGTCAAGGTAGTATGACAGGACGTCACCTGTGTATGCAGCCATGTCAATGAACATGCCTGCAACAGAGCTTTCTGATACATCTTTGATCTGGTCTGTGTAGTAACTCTTTGCGTAAGTTGCAAGATTATCTCTAAGAGCATCAAAATCTTTGCCAAGGTAAGATCTCTGGCGCTGTTGGCGGAGTTTTTGTTGTATTGTTGCCATTATCCCATCACCTCTAGTATGATCTTAACTTTCTGATTGTTTGCGCCGATCTTTGGGACGCTGTAGTTTACCATAATTTGAAATTTTGCTTGCCCATTTCTTGTCGATGGGAGGTTCTGCATGTCAAATGTGTCAAGTGTGACGAACGGCATATACTTCTCAACAGTTCTCATAATTGACTGCATTACAGATGTCTCAAGATCAGTATTAGTTGCATAATCTGCTAAGATTTGCCTGAGATTGCCTCCGTAATCGTACAATCCCAATCTCTCACCCCAATTAGTCATAATCATGTTACGCAAGTTATCTTGAACTTGTTCGGCAACTGATGTATGCATCTGGTACGGATTACCATTGCCTCCCAGCGTCATAGGCGTCTTAATGCCGACTGGAAGCACAGGCACAGTAGGCTTAGTTGTGCTAAGCTGCGTGACTGTTGTACCAATGTTTTTGAAGCTACGCTCTGCCATTGCTAATAACTATTGAGCAGCTAGAGTTACTCACGATACTAGACCTACTTCTCTTGCTGCAACATTTATTATAATTCCTGGACCGACAAGCCAACCTAACAAAGAAACAACCGCCATCTGCGCAATCTTCTTTGCAAAGACAAGAATTGTAGCAGCAAGCGTAATTGCCTTGTCAATATTGGGTATCAATGATTGTATGATTGATTTAATCAAATTAAATATTTGTTGAACAATGTAAGAAATAAATGATGTTATTCCTTGTATAATTGCAGCTATTAAGTCAGCTATATTAGATAGTATTGCTATAATGCCTGCTATTAATTTCTTGATGAATTCTAAAAAGAAAAATGCAATACCTGGCGGAAATGGTGGTGAAATGTGAAATATTGGTAAAGATGGTAAAGATGGGAGCGTTATATTAGGCAGTGAAATATTGAAATTGAAGTCAGGTATTGGAATGTTTAATGATGGAAGAGACGGAAATGCAAGTATTGATTCGATAATTTTTTTGATTGATTCTATTATCTTGTTTTTGAATTCTTCAACTTCTTCAAGTCTTCTGTCAATCTCATCCTTTATTCTATCAATCTCCGATCTTGCCTTGTTGAGTTTTTCAATTACATTTGTCTTTATAAAATTAATAAACTTTTCTATTGCAGAATTAATTGCATCTTTTGAACCATTTATAAAATCTTGAGCTAGAGATGCAAGCTCTGTGAGGAATAGAGGTATCTTTAGAAATAAAGGCGTCAAGATTGATGTTAAAAACTCAATAATATCGAAATCAATCAAGTCAGGTATTAAATTTCTTAATAGATTGAGAATATCAATGATAGGCTGCGTTGGATCAATAATTGGTATGGCTTTTGCTGCGACACCTGTTGTTGGAATTCCATCAAACATGGATGCAACACCATTCAAAAAAGTATCAATATTGATGGAATGCCACTGTGGCAGTCGACTTTTATGATCATCAAGACCATTATCTGCAGAAAAGCTGTCAGCTGCCAAAGGAACTGGTGCACTTATCAATGATAGTTCAGCTCCTACTAAATTTACTTTTGATGCTGTTCTAATTGAGTCTACTATTTCATTAATAATGGCAAGTTGATCTCCATCACTTAAAGATCCATTACTATCTAAAAAACCTACATCTTTTAAAGCACCCATCATTTCACCAAAATTTTAGATGCAAAAAGACCAGTTCCTTCTATCGTACTAGCACCAATAATGCCACCTGCTGTCGATATTACGGGTGCAGCAGTGACACTTCCTGGTATGACTTGAGTTGCTGTTTGGCATAGAATAGCTTTGTCAGCATCATCACCACCTAACTTTATAACACTAGATGATGCAGGAACAATAACAATCTCGCCATTACTCTTTATAACAATTCCTGCACCTGTATCACCCACAGAGATCTTTATGTCGTTCCTTGCAACAAGCCTCACTTGATCGCTCTTAATGACAGCGCAAGATCCTGTGCCGCTTCCATCAATTCCATCAATGCTAATAAAAAAATTACTATCAGCATTGTCACTCATTGCAAGATATAGTCTTGACTTGTCAAGTAGAAAATTAGTAGTGCTATCTTTGCTTGCAGGTATTGTTTTATCAACTTCTTTATTGCCGCGTGTATTTGTGACTTCTTTTGTTAATAGATTGTGACCTGCAACAATATCAACTATACCTTTACCCTCTTCTGCTATTGTTGATCCTAATAAAAGTGAAGAATTGTTAGAACCTTGCACAAAAAGATCACCGGGTTTTCTAACAATTCTTGGGACAGCTTCTTGAATGAATTTTTCTTGATACTCTTGTGATTGAGCAATAATTTGCTCATCACTTAGAGAAGATCCTGACGTTTTATCATACACACTGTCTGTCTTTCCCTGTGGGAAACTAGCAGCATTTGGAATAGTTCCATTAAAAGCATTTTTTGCACCAATTTGGGGCTCACTACCTTCAACACCTACCGTATTTGGCTGATTGACAATCCTGTCAATATGTGTGTAATTTGCATCTTCTGATATGTAATCACCAGACTTTCTGCACATCCAATAATAAGTCTGATCTACAGCAGAATAAAAAATCCAAACTTGCTCTGCTGGCTTTATAGGGAAGCAAAGATGTGCAGGGAAAAATGGATATGCTATATGCTGGTCAAGTCGATTGCCTTCAACTATCTGGCACCAGATAGAGTTAATGGGCATTAAATTAACAGCTGCGCTATTGATAACAGCAGCTTTAATGTAATCAGCTCTCTCTTGACTAAGAAGCTTTGGATCTGATATAAAATCAATAACTTTTGCAGTAATAAATGCAGGTCCTACAGCCTGCGTATTTGACTGCTTATCGCTTCTATTATCACTAGGAATGACAAACGGCCCTGCAGCTCTAGCAAAAATAGACATTAGCTCTCACCGATCTTGTCATAGATCGCATCCATGCTCATCTCCTTGCTCTCTTCCTGGGCGATAAGCTCGGCAAGCTTAAGAATTTGATCATTTGCACGAGACATGCGCTCAATATACTTGACGACAACAGGGCCAAGGATGTTGTGGTTAGCTGCATTGCCTCTTATCTGCATCAGTGTGTCTGTGAATAGAATGCCAGCATTCTCTCGGTCATTGACAGCATTCTCATAAACTTCTTTCCAGAGCATCTTCTTCTTATCTTCAGTTGATGTTAAACTGTCGAGTATATCTGAAAATTGCTTAATCTTTTTCTCTTTGTCATTTAGAGAATCAAGAGATTTATCTATTGAAGACATTACAAACTCCTAGAATATGTCATATTCACCCGTTACCATCAGGTCTTTGTAACGCTTTCTAATGCTTGACATTGAAATTGAGAGCTGTTTTGGTGTCAATCCTGTGATGTCTCTAACATAGACAAAGATCGCTCGTTTATTGAGGATTTCAACATCGTCGATCTCATTAAAGATCTTCTTGATCGCTTCGATGCACTTAATCTCATTGTCACATGTCATATCTGATCTAATATCTTCAAGGAGAACAAAGATGTTTGTAGTTGTGTCTTCTTTAATTAGATTTGCATCTTGATTGTGCTCAACTGAGTAGTTCTCAAGGTCGATGAGATCAATCTCACTGATGGCATCTTTATCGTCAATGCTGCACATTCTTTTGGCAGCTTTGGCACGCTGGCGACTTTTGACAATGAGCCAATTTTTTGCAACAACATTGAAGTAGCTGAAGGCTTTTGTGCCCCTTGTAGCATCAAATTTCTTCAGTGTCTCAAATAAGAAAGTGATGCAATCGTTCTTAAGGTCGTCAAAGTTTCCATGAGTCACATTGAATCCCTGTATGAAGATTAGATTTTCTACTAACTTATCAAATGCAGGAAGTATCTCTTGGACATAGATGTCTTCTCTTGTACTGTCACTTTCTTCGCTTTGAAATCTCACAATTGCATCATGAGTTCCTGCGTGGAAATACATCTTCATTCCACCTGGAGACGCTGATTTAACTGTCTTTTTCTTGTGTGTCATCATCGTCCCTTAGGGTTTGTGTTAAAGCACCTGCAATCTTTAATATAGTTTGCTGCGCAACTTCAATATCAGCAATTACTTGCCTAACTTCAACAGAATCAAAAAACACTGGTATCTCTAGGATCTTAGCGATTCGACCATAGACCGCATCAAGCTCATCAAGAGAACTCTCAAGAGTATCTTCAATATTGATGATTATCTTACCAAACTTGTAATTGTAGTAGACAGATATGGACAGTAGAACTGCTAAAATCAAACAAGTCATGATCAGAAACGCAATTAGCATTATCTAATCTCCAAAGCATCTGTAAGCTTTGCATAATTATCAAGTATTGCAGACCTTGAAAAAGTTTTTTGACATTTTATAGAAAGTTCTTCTGCCCACTGCTTTGGTGTGACATAGCTGTCTTTAAACTTTGATAGCCTCTTCTTGAAGTCTGCCTCAATCGGTTGAGCCCACTTTGTGCCTTGCATAAAGATGTTATTGTCAATGCGTGTTGGTGGAATATCGACAAGTGTAAAGTCAACTGGGATGAACTTTCCTAACTTCATAAAGTCAAGGTGACCTGACCAGTTTGTTGTGATGACAGGCAATCCTGATGCAGCAGCTTCAAGTAGTGGTAGACCAAATCCTTCACCGCGCGTTAAGCTGACTAGGCACTTTACAGTAGGATTCCTGTATAGACCTGCAATCTCAGATGATGTTAAATTTCCATGCAAAACATGGATTCGCGGGTAGAGGCCTTTCCTATTTTGATTGACAAATCTTTCAATATTGTCTTGTGTAAACTTTCGATCGATCTTTGTACCTCGACCAAAGTTTGTCTTCAAGATGATACCTACGTCCTTATTGTCCTTAAAGACGTCAAACATCCACTTTAGAGTGTCTAGAATATTCTTGCGATCATCAGCACTATTCTGTGATGTCATTTGAGACACAATCAAGAAATTAAATTTAGTCGTGAGCGGTAGATCAAAAGAAGATGCGTCGTCGATCTCAGGCATATACCATTCACCAATCACATGGATGGGTGTTGTTACGTTACCTGATGACACTAGCGTCTTCTTAACATGCTCAGAAGGAACTATAACAACGTTCATCCTGTTGACTGCATCAATCCATTCTGGGTTGCATCGATCTGTTTCAACTGCAGCTGTTACACCGATGTTGTAACTTGCAATCTTGGGATCCCACTCGTTAGGAAGCTGGACCTGGATAGAGATATCAAATCCTGTTGGCTGATTTGTCGAGCATGACATGATCTCTTTAATGAGACCATCTTCAGCGTCTGGATTGATTAACCATGACGTGTTTCCCCAGTTCAAAACTTGAGTCTGAACTGACCATGTATCAATAGACTTGGCCCACTGAAAAACTTGCCTAGAATGCTCACCATAACCTGAGACGCTGAGGAGTGGTGCTCTTACGATTACTTTCTTCATTAGATCTCCTTGACTTCCCAGCGCTTGTAGTTGTTTTTCCAATTTTCTATTGTATCTTTCATTGTCTGGTGCCAGTCATCAACTGTCTTCTGGTAAGAGAATTCAGATAGTGCATAATCTCTCACTTTCTTGCGCAACTCATTCTTCTCATCTGGTGACTTTTTAAAGAGTTGGTAGAGACCCTCAGCTGCTGTTTCTATTGTGACGTAATCCTCGTAGATGTATGGGACCATCTGTGATCCTACAAGTGTCTTCATCTCTACAGGAAGTGCAATGCCGTTCTCTGATCCATCTCGGTGGTCCACAACTTGTCGGGTTAGACCACCTGTCTTAACAGCAACAATTGGCGTTCCTGCTTGCATGGCCTCGAGTGTTCCCAATCCAAATCCTTCTGCATAGGAAATATTGATGCAACAATCAGAGATGTTGTATAAGATATTCATCTTATCAAATTCAATGCGATCCTTTGAGAAGAATACATTGTCCATGATCCCAAGCTCTTCGGCAACTGCAAATAGGTTGGGCCCTTCTTGATCAAGCGGATCGGTGTGCATGATCAATGTTGCCTTCTTGTGTCCCTCATTAAGCATCATCTTATCAAGCATTTGCTTCCATGCTGCTAGAACATCTGATGGTCGCTTTCTTCTTGCATTCCTATTAACCCAGATACCTGTGAAGTGATCCATCCTATTGACACCGAGCAGGTTGCGTTTGTAATTTGCGCGCTCGGTTTCATTTAATGGAAAGAAAATGTCATCAGGAATTGCATGTGGGACGAAGTTTGTCCTATCAGGAAAGTGATCCTTAATCATCTCATACGTCATGTGTGAGTGACAGTTGATAAGATCAGTCGATTGATAAAGCGTCTCATTAAACTTTGGATAAGGATGATTATCCCAAACATGCCACCATAGGATGGGACACATCTGGTGAACTTCATCTTCCATCTCAAAAAGCCAGATGAAGAATCGAGGATCTGTGAAAATCAAGATTGCATCAGGCTTCTCAGTTGCCAGAGTGACACGAATAAGATCTCTATTACCAAAACCATCGATTGGCTTGATAATGAGATCTTCATTCACAACAATCGTTCGATAATCGTTGTGTTTCATGGCGGCGCCGAACTGCCTGAACGTCCACTCACCCTTATTGACAAGGCCATTAAGCAAGTGTCGTGTCTGCGTTCCTACGCCAGATGTTGAAAGTGCATGATCCGATAGGACGATGATTTTTTTCTTCTGCATGTGGATATTCGAATAATAACCACCTATTTATACGAGGTAAACGCTGCAAACTCACTTGAGCCACCACAATGCTCAGTATTTTTATAGTCGCAGTAAGTGCAAGACATTCTGTTCTTAATCGGCTTGTTTGCCTTAACACCAGCAATCATTGAATTGACCATCTTGGTCGCCTTCTCAAAGGCTTTTGGACCTACTGATACTTCAACGAGCTCACATGCCTTACCTGGCTTTGCTCCACGCTTTAGAAGGACAAATCCACATTTGATCTCTTTTGCATCTAGATCAAACTTCCTTGAACAGAAGTACTTGTATAGTGCAATCTGTGCCTGGTAGATAAAATCCTGTTTCTTGTCAGTTGACCAACCGCGAGCAGAAGTCGTCTTCCAGTCTGCAATCCAGAGGATCTCTTTGCCGCGCGAGTTCTTTGCTCGAAACATTGCGTCAACGAAACCCTTAAACTTAACATCAGAACCTGGAATTTCCTCGTAGAGTTCATGCTCAGATGCCATGAAGCTCCAGTCTGGAAAAGTTTCATCAAGAAACTTTGGCACTTCAGATAAAATCTGCTCAGCTTCTTTAATCCAGTTTTCTGGCTTCTCAAAGCCCTTCTGCTGCCATGTTGTCGTGATAGACTCACGTACACGGTCAAGATTGAAAGTTCTATGCTCTAGATACTCCTCAAGTTCAGCATGAACAATTGTTCCAAAGTCAATGTTTGGACTTGGCTTGAACATATCGATCTTATCGATATAAACAAGCTTGTGCCGCCATGGACACTCCTTCCATGTCTTGACTTCAGAGTAGGATACGTGTGGTTTGCCAGTTGGGAACGTAGTCACGTTCTAATAATACTATATTTTCTCAACCTTTTCATTGAGATAATCGCTTAGAGAAATTCTAGGTTGCCACTTTAACTCTTCTCGAGCTCTCATGTTATTAGCAAGCGTTTCTCTTGTCTCACCGATTCTCTCTGGCTTATAGACACGGTCGCCGCCAATCATGTCAGCAAGTTCATTGATCGAGTAGTTGCGCCCTGTTCCGATGTTCACTGGGCCTGTCACACTAATCTTGTCTGCTGCCTGTAAGTTCGCAGCAACTACATCACTAATATGTGTGAAATCACGGCGTTGTCGACCATCTCCCACAATAGTCATTGGCTGTCCTGCTGCTTTCTGTCGGAGAAACAATCCCATCACTGGCGCATACTCGCCCTTTAGCGGCTCACGAGGCCCGTAGACATTGAAATATCTGAGTGAGACTGTCGAAAGACCGTATAGTTTTGTGTAGAGATCACAAACTTCCTCACCTTGCCACTTAGAAAGAGAGTATGGTGTTGCGCAACCCTTTGGAGCGTACTCAAGAAATGGTGGCTTTGAGGCATGTCCATAGTACGATGAAGAAGCTGAGTATACGACTCTCTTTACACCTGCGAGTCGACTTGCCTCAAGGACCTCTTGCGTTCCCAATACATTGACAGAGAAGCACTCAGAAGGATTGTTCACAGTTGGCTGAATTCTAGAACGTGCTGCAAGATGGAAAACAACATCGACGTCAGCATAGTACTTTCTTAAGTGCACATCTCTAATATCATTGATGATGTTGAGCGTATTCTGATTCCAATGGAAAGTTTCATTTTGAGGTGCAGATTCATCATCAATACAAATGACTTCATCACCTCGTGCGACTAGTGCATCGACGATGTGTGAACCAATGAATCCTGCAGCGCCTGACACAAGCGCTTTCATTGCTGTTTCCTCTTGCTAACTGCACGTCCGATCTGCTTCTCCCAGTCCCTGTCTTCTGGAGGGCGAACCTCTAGATTCTTTTCCCACGCTGCCTGCATCACAACGGGATTCACTCCGTACCCTCTTGCAACGCTCATGAGTGCGTTGATATCTTTCGGGAAGCAGTGACCGCCGAAGCCTCTCACATACCGACCGTCGTGAGTGGGCACCGGACCAGGAACCGACCAGTGCGAGTCACCGAGACGATGATCAACTTTAGCATATTCAACGACCTTGTCATAATCAATGTTACAACCGTCTCTATCAAGAGCCTCACAGATCTGTGCTACTTCATTTGCAAAAGAGACCTTCACAGCAAGCATGCAATTTGTTACATACTTTACCATCTCTGCTGTTGTGGAAGATGTCTTAATGACAGGAACTTTTGGAAATGCCGTCTGGAAGATCTGTTTTACCTCGTTGATCCAGGGACGTGGACCACCAAGTATAATACGATTTTGATTACGCATATCTTCCAATGCATTCGCTTCTGTCAGAAATTCGGGATTAAAAATGACATGAAGTCCTTGTGGGCCAAATTTTTCATTCCATAGATCCGTAGATCCTGGAGGTACTGTGGACTTAACAACTGCAATTCTTTCTCCTGGAATTGCAGCTAATTCTTCAAGGACACTCTCTACAATGCTAAGATCTGCAGAACCGTCTTCGAACATGGGTGTAGGAAGGCAAACAAAATACACATTTGAGAATCCTGGTGTGCTGCCACCTTCATTATCTAGTACCAGCTCTTTGACCGAGCTTGGATATCCAGCAGCAGTGTCACCATGACTAGGAAGCGCACCTTTTGCATATCTTCCAGATTTATCGTATGCATAGACGTCAAACCCGCGCTCGACAAAGACTGTAGTGAGACTCCCGCCCACAAATCCTTGTCCTATAACAGCTATGCTCATTATTACACCCAATTGTGTTTATAGGTTAGAAACTTCATTTTTAAATCTAGATTTATTTATGATAACTTTCTAATCCAGCTATTAATCATCTCGTCTAACATGCTCTCAAACGTATATTCAGGTTCCCAATTGAGAACTTTCTTCATTTTAGAAGCATCACCCTTGAGATACTTTAACTCTTCAGGACGAACAAATTTTTGATTAACTCTAACATAGTCTTCATAGTTCATGTCGAGCTTCTCAAATACGTGCTTGCAAAGCTCGCGGACGCTTCTTGTCTCGCCTGTTGCGACAATAAAATCGTCTGCTTTCTCGTGATTAGTTATCTGATGTATTGCACGAACATAATCTTTTGAATGTCCCCAATCGCGATAAGAGTCCAAATTTCCTAACTCAAGGAAATCTCTCTTTCCTAGCTTGATTTCCACGGCTGTCTTGACAACTTTGTTTGTAACAAAGTTTGATCCGCGGCGAGGTGATTCATGATTAAATAAAATCCCGTTAGCTGCATGAAGCTTATAGGCATTCCTATAATTTCTTACGATGCCATAAGCTAGAAGCTTTGAACAACCATATGGACTAACAGGATTCATTGGCGTTGTTAGCCTCTGGACACCATCTTCATCGACAGAATTACCAAACATCTCTGATGATGATGCTTGATAGAACTTAACATTAGGTTTAAATTGCCGAATTATCTCAAGAATATTCAGCGTTCCCACTGCATTGGTCTGAATTGTAAAGACAGGAATGTTAAAACTAACAGCTACATGGCTCATCGCAGCGAGGTTGTATATCTCATGTGGGTCAACATCCATGATAACTTTTAGTAAAGAAGTGTAGTCAAGGAGATCTGCATAGTGAGTTATTACTTGATCCTGGATGTGCTCGATTCTTGCATTCTGATTTTCAGCTACAGAATGACGTCGAACGGTTCCATGAACTTCGTATCCTAAAGATAGTAGATATTCAGAAAGATAGCTGCCATCTTGTCCTGATATGCCTGTTATGAGAGCTCTTTTTTTCATATTCAAAATATAGTCAGCGTTGTTAGGTCTGTGTAACTCAAATGATTGCCAGAGTCATCATTATCTTCAGGAACTTTGTCCATTAAAATAATACCTCGAGCTGCATCTTCTGGTGTCATGTACATGTGATAACCCAGCATCCTGAAGTGGTTAGGATCCGTGTAGTCTGTTGTAAGATCTCTTCCATCATATGAAGCCAACCTAATCCAGTCTGCTGCTTCTTTATCATCAGTTATGACCATGCCCCCACGACCTATTGGGACTCTTTTCTTTAGCTGGAATGAAACAACTTGAAGTGCGTCTTCGCCCACAAACATTCCCTTGTTCCACCTAACTGCAGCATCCCAGATTCGCGTACCTTGCAAGTTATATTGGCCTGACCACTCATAATCTCTAAAAGATAAAGCACATCCGGCGTGCTTTATCTGCATTGGAACTGATACGTAAGTTCTATTTGGGATCGTAATAACAGTGTCTGAGTTAATCTCGCCGGTAGTTTGAAGGTACTTCAGGCATAGAAAGATGCCGTTAGAGCAACAATCTACGGCGACTGCGTACTTCGCACCAGCAAATTCAGCTACCTTATTCTCAAATATGGAAACAACGTCTCGTGGATCATTCCATTGATAACCAAGATCTCTGATATTATCAAGCTCAGGTCTTTGAAAATCTTTAGGAAGCTTTCCAAGAGGCCAACTTTTATATTTGTATTTAGTTTCTTCCATTATAGACCCCTCTTAGTTAATCACTATAACTTAATTTATTTTCAAGAGCTAATATTTTACAACCTTATTATTTTTTTTATGCTGTTGGAAAATATTATAGAAGCATTTGCTACATTACTTGAACGACAAATTAGCGAACTTGATTTAGATAGTAAGAACATTTCTAGAAAACTTTCTAACCAGAATTCCTCAATTCCTAAATGATTTTCTTGAAAATGAGCAGTGTTTTCAGTCTCAGATGAAGCTCTCATTAAGTTAGGAACATAATTTACAATATTACCATATTTTTGTCGTAGTTTGTCAATAGACTCATTGTTATCAGAAGCAACAAATATGTTTGTTTTTTCTGTAATTTCTTTTTCTAAACATTTATCAAAGTCTTCATAGCTAATGATGCCATAATCGCTGGCATGAACAATATTCATATCACAAAGTCTTATGTGTATTCCTATTGTGTGTTCATCAAACTTTATTTGATTTTCACAATTTTCTATCATTTTATTCAATTTGTCAGAAAATTCAATTTTTGATATTATGTTTTTAAAATTATTAATTTTATTACAATTTTCTATAGGATTAAATTTTGAATAATTTCCTAAATGAATTGTATTAAAATCCACATAACTTTCATCAAATTTTTGTTGTATCACATAATCAAATGGATTATTAGTTTTATTGTGTGATACAGCTCTTGGGTCTACATTGTTGAAATAAAAGTTATTCATATTTGGATTTATATTTTCTATATTTTGGATACCAAACATGAATTTAGAGAATATGCCACCAGCTGTAATGTTGAGTTTTATGTTTTCTAACTTTGTTTCCTCATTCATTAAAATGAAAACCCATTTCTCTTGCATATTCTAATATTTTTTCATGTGGTCTTATCTTTATTGGTTTTGCTGGATTTCCAACATAGACAGTCCACGGTTCAGTGCTTTTAGTAACAACAGAATTTGATCCTATCACGGATCCTTGCGCAAGAGTAACTCCTGGAAGTATTGTGCAGTTAACACCGCATCCAGCGAATCTTTCAAATTTAACTTGGCCCAAGACAAGCGTCCTGTACTTCGAAGGTATTGTAGGACCAATTAAACCATCAGCAGAGTATACTTCTGTTCCTGCAACAATCTTAGTTCCAGCTGCAACAAAAGAGAAGTCTTCTAAAATAACTTTAGAATCAGCACCGCCGATGGTCACGACATAAGGTGCTATGTGAACATAATCACCAACGGAAAGAGATGTTGTACAGTAGAATCCTTTATCTATTGCAACATGGTTTCCAATTATCGTTGAATTTTTATGTTTAATAAAGACATCATCATTGATGTAAACGTCAATCCCAGTTTGCATGATTAGCTCCCGTTTATGATGACACCGCCACCATCTCTTTTGATTTTAGGATCTATTTCTGGTAACCAATTTTGAGATTCTATGAATGCAATCTCAGAATCATCTAGTCCTGAATTTCCATTCAAGTGGCGCCAGACATCAGCATACCATCTTGTGACCTTCTTTCCCTTCATGTATCCATGACCAACATGAATTGGGCACTTTCCTTGAAATGCTAATACATCAGTTCCATCAAATCGGGCCGACTCATCGAGCTCTATCTGCCAAGGATTCATGTTAGGCTTTAACATCTTTAGGAAGCTTTCTCTATTCCAAATTGAATGTTGCAGAGAATGCCTATAGTCCACAGACTCTCCTGAAAGAATCACTGGCGAACCTTCAAGTGTGCGGTCTATTACGTCATGTTCTCTACTTGAAACACAATCGGTCAAACCGAATCTTAAAAATTTCCCTCTTGATTCATAAAAAAGCTTCGAAAAGTTGAGAGCAAAATTTATTAATTTTTCATCAACTTCTTTGATTATGAATCCATCTTCCGGTGCCATCATAAAATAATCGTGTTCTTTATTCTCACTAAAGAACTTTATCATATCATTTGACCAATTTTCTGCGCCCAAATCTCTACCAAGGCTGTGGAACTTAACATTTTTAGGTAAATCAAAGTCGGGTTCTTCATAACCAAGTACGTTGATTATCGTTTCATATGGCCAGAATTTGTTGAAAAGATAACAAAACGTTTTTAGACAAAACGACATTTCATCGCACGTTGTTACATAAATTCCAAGTTCTTTAGATGTGCTGTTTGTCATTTTGCATCCCATTGTAAGGCCCTGTCTTATATTCATAGACAAGTGTGTTCTCATCAAGTGCCACGTAGTTATGACCTCCCTGGAAAGTAAATGAAGCATCGCCAGGACCGATTATCTCTTCAGATAGAATCGAATTGTCTAAATCGTAGAAGATCACTTTGACTCTTCCAGAAATGACCACCCAAGATTCTTGTGCTATCATCTTGTCAAATGTTGGCCTCTTCCAAACATGATAGTGAGGCTTGAAAGTATCATTTTGCTGCATCTTAAGCGACGCGCACTGAATAAATTGGTCATTTGCGCAAAGGTTTGTTCTTCCAGAAAAGTCGTCCAGTCTATGGATCTGATGGAGAAGTATATCTGGATTTTTCTTTGAAAAGAAAGAGATCACTTTTCGAAACCTCTAACATGTGGGTAATTCTGGACGAACCAGTCACAAGTCTTCTTAAGACCCACTTCGAGCGGAGTGTAGTCGGAAGTCTTCCAACCAAGTTCAAGAAGCTTTTCGTTGCTGCTAGGCTTCCTAAACTGTCCCTTAAGATCCGAATCGCTCCATGCGATTGGACCATTGTACTCGAGTGTCCTACAAACTTCTTCAACTACATGCTTGATAGAAACTTCTTGAGTATTTCCAATATTAATTGGCTCTTCACGATCATAATTGTCGAGAAGAAAAGTCAAAATCTTTGCAACATCATCGCTATACGTAAATTCTCTCAAAGCTAAACCATCGCCCCAGAAGATAGGTGTCTTCCTGCTTTGTTTTGCTTCAAAGATTTTTCTAATAATAGCAGGTATTACGTGAGAGTTCTGCAAATCAAAATTATCGTGCTCGCCGTAAGCATTGCCAGGAATTGCTGTCTTCCACGAAAGACCGTATTGGTTTCTATAAGCTCGTGTTTGAACCTCAAGCATCCTCTTAGCGTAAGCATATCCAAAATTTGAAGGATGGGGTGGGCCATTGTGAATCTGGTCTGGTGTAAGTGGATAAATCGCTGCATCAGGATAAACGCAAGTCGACATAACTGAGACTAGCTTCTTTACACCAAAATTCTTTGCTGTTGATAGAACATTCAAGTTAATCTTTGAATTTTCATCGAAGAAATCAGCAACTTTATCCATATTAGACTTGATCCCGCCAACTTTTGCAGCAAGATGAATGACAGCGTCTGGAGAGGTAATTTTAAACATCTTATGACAATCTGTCTCTTTTGTAAGATCAAAGTCTTTGCTTCCAACTTTAATGAAGATGTGGTTGTCGGTTTCATCAGGAAACTTTGAACCAATTAGGCCTGAGCCGCCTGTAACAAGCACTTTGCTTCTTTTCACTAAATTCTCCTATCTGGCAACACTAGTATTAGTTGACCAATAATACAGCCTTTCTGGAAGATTATAAAATTTCATGCCATGCTTGATTGCACGCTGCCAAAGATCCCAATCTTCCCACATTCTTGTTCCTAATTCTGGCCAAACATCACCCGGCTTATTTTTTTCGTTATAGCCGCCCAGTTCATTGAAAGAATCTTTCCTAAACATAATTGAACCGTGACACATCACATTTTGACTAAAAATTGCGTGTGCAATTTGTTCATGTGTCTGATATTGACCAGGTGAATAACATGAGTCTCTGATGTCTTCATCTGTATAGTGATCACTTGCAAGCGTTCCAACAAAGTCAAATTCTGCATTTTGATTCAAGAATGTTATTTGTTTTTCTAACTTAGTCGGATGATAGTAGTCATCTACATCAAGTTGAGCTATAAGATTATACTTTGCATTTTTGATTCCAAAGTTTCTAGCGATAGCACCTGAAGCTTTTCCACCTAAAGTTAAAAAACTGATCTTTAGTGGTGTGATGATTGTGTCTGTAATTGCCGTGGTGTCTGTATAACAGCCATTTAAAACACAAATAACTTCAAAATCTTTAAATGTCTGGGATTCCAGAGACTTTATTGCACGAATTAACAGCTTGTGGTGCGTATGTGTTGGGATATAAGCTGGTATAATTACAGATATCATATAAAACTCAACAACTGTTTAATTCTCTCGTCGTATGTGTGCAGCTGTTGTGTCCTTTGAAAACCATTCAATGCAATGTCGTATCTTTTTGTTTCATCATCCAGAAGATATCGAACATTTTTTACTAGCTCTTCAATATTATTGTAAACTAGTAGATCTTCTCCAATAGAAAAGAGCTTATCCAGATCAGGAACATTATTGGTTACTAGTGGAATTCCACAAGATGTCATTTCAAAGACGCGATAAGGTATATCAATGTCTATAGACTTGTTAAGACCTACGCGATATGATGAGATTTCATTCAACATATCATCGCCTAGAACGCTTGTTGCCGCTCTAACAGGTAGATAGTTTGAGATCGTACTAATCCACTGAGCCCTATCAGCGATCATACTTCCACAAAATCCTACATCATGCTGCTTTAATACATCTAGTCGAGGTTTAAATAGATCACTATCTATCGCATTAGGAAACCAGACTAATTTTCTAGCCAAACCTTCAAAAAATTTGATGTAATGACTAGTTGAATTCAGAAGGATGTCAATCTTTGCTGAATGGCAAAAATGTCTATGTGAATGCAGCGCACAATGTGAGTCTATACTCCAGAAAATCTTTAGTTTGCTTAAACTTGACAAATTAGGCATCCAACCTGTGTCGTAATTTTCCAAAGTCATGATCACATCATGAGAATCTACAATTTCATAGAACGGTACGCTGTATGAATCGTGACCCAAACCCCAAACGGTTGCATCTATTCCTGCTCTTTTAAAAGCTTTTTGAATTGAAAAACACTCACGCATGTGTCTATTTGCGTCATGTCGACCATTTTCTTGAATTATTAAAACTTTCATCGAAGATGACTCTTAAGTGATTCAATATGCTCAGCAACTGTTACTTCATTCTCATCAAAAACTTGACCTACAAATTCGAATCCATTTCTAGGTGATGGCCACTTTTTCATTTCAAAAAATTCATCGTGGACACAAGAAGTGTTTGCTACAATAGGATAAATGACTTCTCTAAGAAAGTTTTGATCTACTTGCCAAAAGTTTCCCTTGTTGTAATCATTTATCATTTTATCAATATTTCTTAGTAAGGGAGATTTGACGCCCCACATACCACCCAGGATGTGTGTGTTATGATGTGGATGATCTCTCATTATGTGAAACATCTTGCTAGATTGAATCCATTCATTGACAGCCTCAGACTCCCGCTTTGATAACCGTGAATCTGTATCTCTGCTTATCATAACTTCAACATCTGGATCTGCAGCAGGTAAAAATCTCCAGAACATTCCTGTCCAATTACCCTCTTCTGGCATGACTATAACTTCGGCATCATTTTCTTTAAGATCTGCTAAGATCGCATTGTCAACGTCTGATCCTACGTAGAATCTTGTCACCCATCCTGGGTAATACTCTTTTGCTAGAATAGCGTTTTTGATGGCACCAATTGTGTATTTTGGATTGTCGCCCCACAGGCTAAAAGCGATTATCTTTTTCATTGAAGATACCTTTCTGTTCAATAATTTCATTATAAAAATTCTTGATTGCTCTTACAACAAAATTTTGTTCATAATTTTCCATTGCAAACTTTTTAGCATTGTCTGACAGTATCTTCAAGTTGTCTTTATTGCTTAGATAATGCATACACTTGTGATAATCGTCTACAGAATTTACACAAAAACCACCATTACCGATATTCTCAACTTGTCCATTTTGTCCAGCAAAGTGTGTAATAACAGGCTTTCCATGCATCATGGCTTGTGCTATTGCTGTACTGCAAATTTCTCCATCTGACCTGTAGTGTGCAAAAACATCGATTGTATTATTGAATTTTTCTATGTAATCATCATCATTAGTGCATTCTATCAATATAACGTTGTCAGACAAATGATTTGAAGAAATATAGTCTTTTGCTGCTTGGCAAGCACCAATAATGACATATTTTGATTTTATCTTGCAGTATTTTATGAATTCTCTGTAAGCTGCAAGCGAAATAGGTGTAAAATTATCAGGTCTGCCTATTCTACCAAACACTATTTCATCTTCATCTATTCCTAGTTGTTGCCTTAGATTTTCTTTTGTGCTCAGGCGCGGCGTAGGTATTGCATTTGGAATGATTTTTTTTGATTCGCGCTCTTCAATCTTTAGACACTTTGAAATTACTATAGAGCCATCAAGAAAGTCACTATTATCCACATAGCCAAAGATATTTGTTTCAATTTGAATTGGACACATTCTAGAAGTGAATGGCCATTCATAATAACCACTTCTAGCAAAATGAAAGACATCTATCTTGTGCTCTTTAGCGATATCTGAAATATTCGTATCAATAGGAGCGTATCCTGTATCGGATCCGTTCTTCTTAACTGTTCTATAAAATTTAACAAATTTGCACTTATTTAAGATGTTTTTAGAAATCTCAAGACGATTGTGTTCAACATTATCGGAATAAAAAACATAAACTTCATATGAAGAATCGTGTTGTAAGACTTCTGCGATCCTTTCATGTGAGCGCCAAGTGCCTGCAAAATCTATTACATGAGAATAAAAAGCAATTTTTATTTTTGATTTCAAAGTGATTCTATCCTTTCAATCAAAGATTTTATCCTTGTTGAGCACGTGTGCTCTTTGGCGACTCTAAGTTTTGCTCTGTGACCTATTTCTCTAGCTTTGTCAGGATGATCAAGTAAATAAGTAATTTTTTCTACTGCTTCTTCTTTTGTGTCATACCAAATTACTTCATCGCCTTCTTTAAGGACATCAAAATATCTAGAAGATTCTGCTGGCCTGTCAGATACTACACATCGTCCCAGACAGGCGCCTTCAATAACTCTTCTTGTGATTTCTTTATTCTTACTTTCTTGAAATATGACAGTTCCTGAGGCGAGAAAATTTGCATGATCGTCTCCCCAGACTCTTTTATTGATAAATTTTTCTTTGAGTGCATCTTGCACATGTCGTGTTATTGGACCGCGGTCGCCGCATGTAGACACACAAATGCTAGAAGGATCATGAAATTCCTTTAGGTATGTTTCATCAATTGCGAATTGCGGCCACCACATTGATCTTTTTTTAAAAACTTCACTATACAAAGAATGACACCGATAGTCAGGTGTCAAGATCAGATCAGAGTTGTGTGCTTTTCTTGAATGAGAATAAAATGATTGAGGCTCATCACCGCACTCATACACAAGATGAACATTTGGAAAATTTGCCTTATTCCAGTATGTACCTGGCCAAGGTCCGTAATCTAAAGCAAGTATAAAATTTGCATCAAATCCACTATTTAAAAGATTAAACGCATCTTTTTCAACATCATCTCTATAATCTCCATTCTGGCTAGAAAGCATAGAGATGCTTTTTACTTCATAACCTAGATTTACAAGCTGTCTGCAAACAGCTGTTGATGTATTGCTTAGATCAGATAGATCTCGCTCTTTATACGGAAATAGAACTATTGCTTTTTTCATAATCATCTTCTAATGAAGAACATATTACCGCCTGTAGACATGTTGTTCACATAACCTTTAGATGCCATAAATGAGTCCAATACTTCTCTACCCATAGAAGGTTCAATACAAAAAAGTTCAACATTGAAGTCATTCCAGGGCCATGCTTTTAATATCTTCATGTCAGAACCTTCTGCATCTATATCGATAAATTGAATGTCAAGCGGAACATCATATTCTCTCATTAAAGAGCGCGGTGTTTTTACATCAACCTCATAGCTCTCAGTAAAATTCCCATCGAACCAGGTTGACTTTTCTATGCTTTCTTTTTGAACAATTGAAATAGTTGATATTTGAGAATCACAACCTGTTTCATACACATAAAACATTGTTTTCCCATCAAAATCAGAGATTGCACCATTGTATAGCTTGACATTATTATTTTTTGCATAAAGGGCGCTTAGAGGTTCAAAAAAATGACGACAAGGCTCTACTAAAAGACCCGTCCATCCCAATTCTGCTAGTTTTCTTGTATTAGAATTTTCAATGCCATCAGCTGCACCAATGTCTATAAAAAAACCAGTTCTACCATTAAAATAATTGCTTATTAATTGGTCTTCACCATACTGGGAATAATCCATTTATTAATTTCTCCTTGTGTCTTCAATCTTTTTGAAGAATAATCTATAAAAAGTCTAGTTTATGTCAAAATTTTTTGATTTTCTTGTCTGGTAGACATCTCTATCAGGGTCACCTGTAAGCTATTTTTTTGCCATGTAGCATCGTGACCAAAGCTCTTGTGCTCAACAAACTCGGGAAGAATTTCATTAAACTTAGTAAAAGCATTTTTATCTTGCATGACTACGTCGGGGTGAAGATGTCTAATAATGACATTGTCTATGAAGACCTGCTTTTTTAGCATATTAGCAACTTCTGTGAACTCTGTATCGCACCAAAAGCTCTTGTAGGCAGGATGATAGATGTAGCCAAATCTATCGTAGTATTTCTTCCCGAGAATGCAGAGCGTGTTTAGATCTCTTCTCCATCCATCAAAGAACCACAACACACCGTCTCGATCGGGGTAGTTTTTCTTCATTTCAGCGCGAATGATATCGTCAAATCCGTTTATCTCTGGTATCATGTCATCGCTTACAAGCACTAGAATATCAAAGTCTTTTCCTATTAAATCAGCATTTATTGCTTCAATTTTATTTTTTGAGTTACCGACAATAAATGATAGATTTTGATATCTTGACAAGAGTGATGTTACCTCATGGTTGTTCATGGTTTCATCATCTCTGTCAATTGATATTACAAATTCAAAATTACTCCCTGTCATAAGCTCATAGTAGCGATCTAGAGCTCTAAAGAACTTAAGCGGTCTACCCCTTGTTGGGTACTTAAAAAGAATCTTCATCTTAGTTCCGTATTTGTGCTAGTATTTCTTCTATAGCAGTAAGGCTGCTCTGCTAGGATTGATGTTCTGCTCAATAGAGCAGTTACTCTAAAATTAAAATCACTATCTTCACTAACAAGTGTTCTAATTCCTACACTGGGCGGATTAAATCTTATGCCCATCTCCCAAATCTGTCTATAAAATAGAGCACTAACACCTGCTGTCTCAAATTGTCCTGTAAAGTAATGGTTTATTCCTGGAGTGCTTCTACCCGTCATAACTGCTCTTGAGACAATCTCTGGGTCTACTGCTTGGAGTTCGGTGGGGGACGTGTAATCTTTTTTAATCCTGGCAACATCATCTTCTGACCAGCAATGATGGAATCCACAAAGGTTGTGAAGTGTTTGTGTCTTCATGAGGCACGTAACTTGTCTCTCAATCCTGTCAGGAAGCGAGATGTCATCTGCATCATGTGATGTGCAAAGAACTGCATCAGACGTCCTTATGGCCTCATTGAGGCCATGCCACTTACCAATATTTTTAGGTAATGTAATGACGCGGATTCTAGTGTCTCTTTGCTGCAGATCTTTTGTTATCCTGCCAATATTCTGATCTGCATCTGATCCATCGTCAACTATGCAGATATCCAAATTTGTGTATGTCTGGTCGATAATACTCTGAACTGCTTCATCAAGATACTTGCCGTGATTGTAGCAGCATATCGTGACCAGTACTTTAGGCGTTGACATAATCTTCCATCACAGCCGGATGTGTTACTTCATTAACCATAACACTCGGTGTGGGATTGTTCCAATCAATCTTGCGGTGGAAGATCCAGCCACCCATTTCTTGCTCAAGACGGGCTGCAAGTAGGTCGATCTCATCGTCGCTTACGTCTGACCAGGGCTTATTGAAGAACATGTTGTTCTCTGCTGTGTCATCCTGACTGATGTTATACATGCTCTGCCAATGACGTGACCAGTAGTTCTTGTAAGTTCTAATCTTGCGAGGAAGATTGAACCATGAATAATGGTAGACACCTGGCAAGTTCTGGATTACCGCAGTAAACCACTGCACGTACTGCTGCCTTGCTGCAGGATCTCTCGTCGCAGCTTGACGCAGTTGCTCTGTCTGCTGCGTGTGGAAGTTGACATTTGGAACAAGATCTCCCGTGCTCCGTGTGATGTAATCACAGCCGTCTGATCCTGGTGCAGAGTAGAGGTCACCATTCTCATCTTGTCGACGTAAGATTGCAGGAATGCCATGTGTGATCTCTGGGTGGTTTCTACTCAGACGCCACTTCCAGGGATTAATATCGATTCGGATCTTGCCCTTACTACCCCAGAACTCAGTCACAGGTAGACAGATGAGATTGACGCTCTTAGGTGTAGAGGTGAGCAAATTACGAATCTTCTGGTAATCATTCTGGTGGATTACCTCATCGACATCCTGCTGCCAGCAGAAGTCACCCGTGCAGAGATCTCGTGCAGCTGCCTTCTGCATGCCGTCAAAGACAGAGTGCCGTGGATGACTCCAGTTGCGTTCAATCTGCTTGATCTTGAGTTTCGGGTTCTCATTTGACATCGCAGAGAGGACTTCCCAAGTTCCATCTGTTGATCCTCCATCAACAACTACCACCTCGTCGCAGACATCAAGCAGAGACGTGATCGACTCAACGAATGGATAGTTTTGATCAACACAGTTGTAGGTTGTGCTGTAACCGGACAGCGTCGGTTGCTGCTGGATCACATTATTTATGACCGCCCAAAACACATCAGGCCTACCCATCAAATAATCACAGACATCATCTGGGTTGGCATTCCACCATTTTTCTGATGCATGCTGCACATTATCGTTGGTGACGACGTCACAACCAAGCAGCTTCGCTTCGATTACCATGCGAGGACAAGTGTCACCACCTCGTGGAAGATAGACGAATCCCTCAGATCTTGACATAGTATTAAGAAGATCCTCATATGGGACATCCCAGTAGCTCTGGAACTTCTTTCCATTGTCCTCACACCACTTCACCGCATCTTCATAGCCCTTGATCCATGACTTAGATCCAAGAACGATCCAACCACTTCTGTCAGTAGTATTGCTCTTGAGATGATTTATCTTATCAAAGAAGCGTGCATCAAATACAGAGCTTAGAATGTGTGAATTCCTGTGCCCTAACAGATTTGGGAACCTCTCTGTGTATCTTGCACGCTGCTGCTCAGACATCCAGAAGATTGCATCTGCTGCTTGATAGAAGCCTGCAACAAGCTGTCCTAGCTGGCGCTTATGACAGTCACATTCTTGTCCTGTCTCATGCAAGTGCTTCTCAATCGATCGATGGAGGCAGAACTTATAGTCATACTCAAGCACTGCATAACGGAGATTAGCTGCAATGACTGGAATCAACGACCAGTTAATAGATGAGAAATTACCAAAGATCCAGAAAGCATCAACGTTCTGTTGCAAGAACTCAACTGTTAAGTTCTTTGCGTGAACTTTCTTGACAAGTGCGGGTGATGCTTCAATTAGTGCATCTGACGTTAGTTCAGCACCGCCGGCATACTGTTCAGCGAAGAGATCTGCAACAAAAATAATCTGTTTTTCCATGAACAGATTGTATTTCTGACCTCGTCGTAGTTAACGAGCTGTTCCTACTCTTCCTATCTTGCCATCAGATAGGATCTTCTTGATGTCCTTTCCTAAGTCAAGGACGCCCTGCTTAAACGGCTCGATGAAGACGTAAGCCGCGGCAACGATCGCGATCACGATCACGCTGATGAGCAGCATGTACTCGACGGTGGACTGTCCCTCTTCGTCTTTTAAAAGTTCTTGAATCATTAGAAACCCCTAGTTGCTGGTCGGTAGAATACTTTTCCTGTGACGTTGGTCGTTTTTCCGATCGTGGGTGTCGAGTGATTGAATGTTAAGACGTCGCCGCCGGTTAACTCACCATACTGGATCCTAATCGGATAATAGACACCCGCTGTCAAAGCTGCCGTTCCTGAAAATTCTACGGGTCCGTGAAGACCGCCATTATTGACTGTTGCATTAGCTGTCGTGAATCCAGAGACAGCATTGTTTCCTATCCACATATAGGATGCATCATCTGAGCTGAGGTAAAAAGTATATGTTTCTGTAGTTGTGGGCAGGAAGTATCCCAACCACTGCATGCTAAAGTTTTCGCCATCATCTGTGATAGGTTCTTCGATGACTGTTGTTTGAACAGTGGTCGCAGTTGCTGTTGCCGTTGCAAAGAAGTTAACATCATCTGAAAAGTAACCCGAGTACCTTGTCCTGTAGAGGCCAGCGATGTACGGGCTTTGTCCTCTTGTGATGTAGAAGATCTGTGTCGCTGTAGTCCTGCTGGTAGTAATCGAAGCATCTGTTGATTGGACATGGATCGTTGACCAAGTCGTACTGTCGTTGCTTCCCTCTAGAACCCAGCGGACTGGATCGCGACCGTTGACGTCAGCACCCGTGATGTATCTGAAGCCGTCGACTGTCCTCCTGGAACCAAAATCAATCTGTAGGACCCAGGACTTTATAACTCCTGTCGCATCGGGGCCTATCGTTCCATTGCCGGACACGTCAAGGAAGACAGTGGCTGTGTTATTGTCGATGGCCTTACTTGCATCTTGACCAGACGGATTATAACCACCTGTGTTGGTTGCAGTTGCCCCTGTGTAATCGACACGAGTACCCATGAACATGAGCTGGAACTCAGCCATCTGCATCATTCCGACCGGGTAGGTTGGATCCTGTGTGATGTCTCGTACTTTTGTCACCGCGAACCTAAAGTAGCGGAACGTCTGGTTGGTTACGTTTCGCGGGGCGATTGAACCAGCGAATGATGAAGTGCTTCCTAACATATTATCATCCGTATGTGCTCAGCTGGCCAAGAACCTTCCACGCAGAACCCGAGCGAATCAGGCTGAATCCGAAGACATCCTGCTTGTTGGCTGTTCCTGTGGGCGTTACACCGTTTGCCCAGTTGATTGTTTGTGTTGAAGAGTCGATCTGGACAGCGCTGACGATTCTTGCAGTGGCGCTCTGCGAGAGAATGACGGTGGGTGT